ATGACAACTCTTTAGCGTTAGCGGCTCCGGTTTCCGGCTTAACTTCTGGATCACAATTATCGTGATAGCGTTTAGCCAAACATTTATATACAAAAGGCTATTGACGATCGTGGTAGCAATGAAAAAGAGCAGCGCAAGCTTGGTTTCACTACCACTAGCAAGAGCAAACCTTACCTGATTGATATGTTGGCAGCGGAATTAAGGGAAGGCACGCATGGTATTTGTTGCAAGGAAACAGTAAGTGAAATGATGACTTACGTTGTAGCCGCAGACGGAACAACTAACGCTCAAACTGGCACGTTTGATGATCGAGTCATGAGTTATGCTTTAAGTTCTGAGGCATTACGGATGCTTCCAGCGTACAGCAGAGTAAAAAGATAGTAGAATATTAAAGTACCTAGGCTTAGCGGCTGAATATCGAAACCTTATCGAGTGGTACTTTATTTTTTAAGGTAGATTTTCTTAAGGAGAGAGTCAAATGAATAAATTAAATTGTGGCGTGTATTGTATTAAGCAAAAAAGCACTAATAGGGTATACATTGGATCTTCTGTGGCATTAAAAAACAGAATCACAACACATAAAAGACACCTAAAACAAGGAATACATCATAGTATATTTTTGCAAAGAGCTTATGATAAGTATGGTGTTGACGATTTTGATTTTTATACGGTTCTGTATTGTGATAATGACAACGCTTTATATTATGAGCAATTACTTATTGATTCATACAATGCACATCATAAAAAAGGCGGGTTTAACATTAGTCCAACAGCAGGAAGCAGACTTGGAATACCTAACCACAATAAAGGCGGAACAATAAGTGAAGAACAAAAAATAAAAATATCGATTGCTAATAAAGGAAAGCAATCATGGAAGAAGGGAAAAACCATGTCTGATTATGAAAAACAAAAGCTAATAGCAGCAAACACAGGAAGAAAAGGATGGAATATAGGATTAAAAACAGGGCCTAGGTCTGAAGAGACAAAGAAAAAGTTATCTGATGCTAATAAAGGAAAAAAAGCTACAGAAGCAACAAAAGAAAAAATATCAGAGGCGTTAAAAGGAGTTAACACATGGTCGAAAGGGAAAACGCCTTGGAACAAGGGATTGAAGTTAGTAAATAAATAATACGATTGAGCCGGGCCATTGCTGGCGAGATGCTTAGGCAGTCACCAAACTATAAGAAACATTGATTTAACCACGCTGTGAAGCGATAAGCGCAAAGAGCGCAAAAAGGATTACCCATGCAAGATTTAGTCCCAGGCTTGACGCCAATCAAAGAGCAATCACCCGGCGATGCTGATAAAAAATCAAGCATTGATGATGATCTAGGCCGTGTCCTGCAAAATAAATGGGTACAGTGGTCGACGATCAAGCGATACATTGAAGAAAATTGGTTAACTCTGCTTAGAAGTTATTCGCAACAAAACGAAACTGAAGCTGCTACCCTGTCAAAATTTCACCACCACATTTACATGGGTATCTCGCGAACTAAGGCCAATAGCGCATTTGGCCGCATATCAGACCTTATGTTCCAAGCCAATGCTAGCCATTGGTCAATAGAACCTACACCAATCCCTGAAGATGAAGCCAATAATCCTGCTAATGCTGCACTGATAGATGCAATGAAGGCAAAGGCTGAAGCAATGCAGAAGGAAATCGAGGATCAATTGATTGACTTGCGCTACGAAGATCATATTAAAAGTGCAATTCTTGAGTCGTGCATACTAGGTACTGGCTGCATAAAAGGCATTATTCCAAGCGTAAAGACGACAGAGTCATGGCATCAAGGCAACATTACAGGCGAATGGGACATAAAAAAGACCGAGACACCATTCCCACAAATGAGCCATGTGTCCGTATTTGATTGTTTCCCAGACCCTTATGCGAATTGCGTCGAGGATATGAGCGGTCACTATGAAAGGCACGTCATGAATCGCGTACAGTTTGAAGAACTGAAACTTGATACACGATTTAATAAACAAAAGATTGATGAAATACTCGCACAAACTGACCGAGGCAATCACGCCCCGTTATGGCACGAAACAATTCGCCGCAACATTGCCAAGATTACCGATTCAACCGCCGTACAAGCAGAGCGGTATGATGTGCTGGAGTATTGGGGACAAGTATCAGGCAGGTTATTGACTGCCGCAGGCATTGAAGGCATTGAAGATACTGAGACGCGCTGGTGCAATGTGTGGACTTGTAGCGGCAAAGCCCTATTTGCACAAGTCATGCCGATGAAAAAGCAAAGAATCCCCTACAATTATTTTCAATACACAAAAGTTCCTCACCAATTTTGGGGCGTAGGCCCTGTACAAATGGGCATGAGCACAGCTAGGCATAAATGGTGTGGTGCGTTCTATACTTGATGGCATGGCAATGGTAGCTGTACCGATGGCTGAGGTGAATGTCAATATGCTAAAGGACGGCCAAGACCCTAACGTAATGAGTCCAGGCATGACATGGTTAAGGGATAATGGCGACCCAAGCGTCCCTGCTGTACGATTCTTTCAGCCTAATGTCCCAACCGGACAGCTTATCAGTATGGGCGAGATGTTTAAGTCGTATGCAGACGACGAAACGGCTTTACCCGCTTACACCTATGGCAATCAAGGCAACGAGGTAAACAAGACTGCCCAGGGAATGAGTATGCAGATGAACGCGGCGTCGCTTCCTATCAAGTCAGTCGTTAAGAACTTGGAGGATTTTTGTATCAGACCTTTCATAACTAGCGCATTCGATTGGAATATGCAGTGGTCAGACAAGGAGGATATAAAGGGCGATATGCAAATTAATGTTTTGGGGACTTCTGCATTAATGGCAAAAGAAACCAAGGCACAACAATTGATGCAATTCTTGAACATAACGGCTAATCCATTGGATATGAAGTATGTAGACAGAAAGTATCTGTTGACTGAGATTGCAAAGAGCATGGAAATTGACACTACCAAGGCCGTGCCTGATCAAATGCCACAAGAAGAGCTACCAGAAGAACAAGGCGAACAAGTAAGCGTACTGGACCAAGCAAAAGCTGATTTAATCAGAGCGCAAATAGATAAAACCGTAGCAGAGACAGCCAATACTAACGTCAAGTCTAATTTTGCATTAATTGATGTTGGTACTAAGGTAGTTGAAGCTGCAAGCATGGCACCTGCCATCATAACGGTAGCTGATGAGATTGGAAAAAGTTCTGGCCTCGTAGACGCAAACGGTTTGCCATTAGCTAATTTGCCGCAAGTATCACAACCGCAAACTGTAGCAGGCGCAGACTTGCCACAATTCGACGCTAACACATCCCCTCAGAATCCATCTATCCCTAATGGGATGAACGAACAACCATCAATGCCAGTTCAATCCAGCGATATGATGAACCCGTTACCGTCAGCTAATGAAGGTATAGAAACAGTAGAGAATGATGGCTTGAGACAAAATTGATTGATTATGCTATAATATTTTACGTTACAGATAGACCGGCCAGTCGAAAGCAGGAAACCAATCACCTGTTTCTGTAATACTTTTATGATTGATTATTCTTGATGGAGAATAGAAATGGATAAATTACAGATTTTTATTGATAAAGCAATAGCCGTTCATGGTAAACGGTATGAATACCCTAAGCAGGAATACTTAGGCGCTTTGTCAAAAGTTAAAATAATATGCAAAGAGCATGGCGAATTTAATCAAATTGCATCTAACCACACTCAAGGGCGTGGATGCCCTGCGTGCGGATTGGAGAAGCGCAAGATAAGTTGTAGCAATACAACGCGCAGCACATGGGATGATGTTGTAAACAAAGCAGTAAACAAACATAATGGATTATATTCTTATCCTGATCAAGAATATAATGGGTGTGATAGCAAGATAACAATAGTATGTCATAAACATGGAGAGTTTCAGCAACGCGCAAGCGGCCATTTATTTGGCTATGGATGCCAAAAATGCGCTACTACCAAAAAAGCAGAAAGCCATAGATACACGTTTAATGATTTTGTTAAAGTAGCTAATCAGATTCACAACGGAGTATATACATACAAGGATCAGACATATCATGAATCAAGGGATAGGTTAATCATTACTTGTAAGGTGCATGGAGATTTTGAACAAGTAGCTATGGATCATATTCAAGGGAGAGGATGTCAGAAGTGCGCATGTATAGGAAAGTCAAAAGGTGAGTCTGAGCTTGCGGAGTGGTTAGATAGTTATGGAGCTATTAGAAGCAAAAAAATCGACATAACAGGTTTATCGTCAAAGTTGTATCGTGATGATGATAAGCATCTAAATAAAATGGAACTAGATATTTACTTTCCTGAAAAGAATGTAGCAATAGAATTTAATGGACTGTACTGGCATAGTGAGCAGCAATTAGGCAAGCGATACCATGTTGATAAATTAAGCGTATGCAGTGAACTTGGGATAGACTTGATACAGGTGTTTGAAGATGAATGGAATAATAAAAAAGACATCGTAAAATCAATAATTTTAACAAGATTAGGCGTCTTTGAATCAAGACATTATGCAAGAAATACAAGGATTGTTAATGTGTCGAATAGTGATGCTAATATTTTTTACAATACAAATCACATACAAGGGAGAGCTATTGCTAAAGAGCATTATGGATTAGTGCTTGATAATGAATTAATAGCTATGGCTTCATTTGGCAACAGATCATCTCTGTTTAAGAACAGTAATGATATTGAGTTAGTTA